CAAGCAAAGCAGCCCAAGGTCCCGCGACCCTAAATTGCTAATATCCAAGTCAATTCGTGAAATTGCAGCAACCCAAGTAGGTAACCGTTTAAGGGCCGTTAACGTATGAGTCGTAGAACATCTATTACAAAAGCACTGGCAGCTAAGTTTAATACACTACTAGACGGAACTGCTCCTTATAACACAAACATTTACAACAATGCGTACGCCAAACTAAAATTCTGGGATGAAGTCAATGACTTTCCTAGTATTTATATGGTTCCAGGATCAGAAATGCGTGAGTACTTACCCAGTGACTTTACTTGGGGATTTTTAAACGTATCCATCAAATTATACTGCCGTGGCGAAAATTCACAACAAGAACTCGAACAGTTACTAGAAGATGTTGAACACGCCGTAGATGCTAACCGAGTTTTAGTTTACGATCAAGATAAAAATCTTGAAACCACTGAAATTCTAATTCAATCAATCACCACGGATGAGGGGCTTCTTGCGCCATACGCAGTTGGTGAAATAAATTTACAAGTTCGTTACCAACTTGTATAACCTATAACCAAAAAACCAAACGCAGATAATAGTCTAGCTACGGTAAAAGGTTATCAACATTTAAGGATACCATTATGTCATTTAATTTGATTCGTAACAGTAGAGTATTTTTCACAACAAACGTGAACTCTTCTGGAGCCGTACTTTTAACAGGCCTTACAAAAACAAACACATTTGAAATTCAAGTTCAAGACGGGTTTAGTTTTAGTCAAGCTACAACACAAGAAACTGTTACCGTTAATGAAGCAGGTGCGGTACCTGTTCGCGGTCAGCGCAGTTTTAACACCAGCCTAGAGCCAGTGGACTGGAGTTTTTCAACTTATATTCGCCCTAAGTTTGAAGAAGCTACGGTTGTTAACGCCTCACCAGACTCCGACGACTTTATTGGTTGCGAAGAATCGGTATTGTGGAACGCACTAGCCGGTACTGGGGCAATTGGTCAAGCCGGTGCTGGTTGGACAGTTACACCAGGTTTAACTCCTGTGAGCACTGTTGCTTTTGGTAATTCAAACGCACATCAACTACAACGTTTTGGTTTAATTATTGCGTTTGAAAGTGCAGTTTATGTTATCAACAACTGTGCTGTTGAATCAGCTACTATTGATTTCGGCTTAGATGCTATTGCTTCAATTGCTTGGGTTGGTCGTGGAACAACAATGAGTCAAGTAGCCACTACAACTCTTGTTGACGACGTTGCTAACAGCGAAGTAGACTTTACAGGTGGTTTAACTGGTGCAGCTAAAATTCGCGATGTAAACGCCAAGTACATTGCCAACAAGCTGTCTACAATGACACTGGCACGTACAACATTCCAAGGTCAGGGTGCTAAGAACTACACTATTGCTCTAACTGGCGGTAGCTTAACAATTGCCAACAACTTAACTTACTTAACACCAGCTAACTTGGGTACAGTTAACGTACCAGTAGCTCAGTTCACAGGTACTCGTGCAATTAGTGCAACTGTAAACTGCTACTTACGCACAGGCACAAACGAGTCCAGCACACTGTTAAGCGACTTGTTAGCAATGAGCACCGTAGACGACGAAAATCAATTTAACTGTCAAATCGATCTTGGTGGTAGCACTAATAGCAACAGAGTTACATTACTGATGCCATTTACAATGCTAGGAATTCCAGCAATCAGTACTGAACAAGTTATTAGCAGCACAATTACTCTAATGCCTCAAGCCGGTAGTACAACTGCTTATAACTTAGCTAATACCAACGAACTAACAGTTGAATACAGAGCAATTGCTTAAGCAGTAGCTTATTTACAAGGTACCGGCTGATCCCCGGTACCGCTTTTTCACTTTATTATATAAATAAAAAATGACCCTTTCACTAAAATCTCTTTTAGTTCCCAGTAAGTCCGTAGAGGTAGAGTACCCAGGAATGCCTGGTTTCACAGTTAGCTTAGCTTTCCTAAGCCGTGAAACACTAATTAATATTCGCAAAAAGTCCACTAAAACAACTTTTAAGAATCGTCAGGCAGCAGAAGAATTCAATGAAGACCTGTTCTTGCAACTATACGTTGACAGCGCCGTAAAGGGCTGGAATGGCTTAAAACTGTCTTACCTAGAGCAGTTAGCGCCTGTTGATTTAGCCGGTCAAGACATGGACGCAGAGCTGGAGTTTACGCCAGAAAATGCACTGTACTTGATGAAAAACTCCAGTAACTTTGATGGGTTTGTAAGCGAACAGGTATCAGACCTGGGAAACTTTTCGAAGACCAGCTCCAGCAAGTAAAAGCGCAGCTGGTCAGCTATATTCAAAACGGCTCTGTTAGCATGACAAAAACAGCATATTTTGAAATGTGCGAAATGTTAGGTTCGGAGCCTGTTGAGTCAGAGATACCTGTAGAGTACGACGACTTTCCTGTAGAAGTACAGCAAGCTTTTGCTGCTTACCGAATGCTACGAGATGAGTGGGATACTATGGGAGGCAATTACTTAGGTAAAAGTTTAATAGGCGTAAAAGACGTATTAGAAGCCACCGAAGTAGAGCCTGATGAACAAAAGTTTATAATAATGTTGATACGAATGATTGACGAAGTACGGTCAAACGAGATTAACAAGTTAAAAAGTGAAAAGCCCGCTAACTAAAAATTAGCGGGCTTTTTTATGTTAAAAATTTTTTGGTTTGACATTATACTGGTTAAGTGATATAATGATTGCTAGTATAACATACTCGAAAAAATTTAGCCACCAATCCAGCAAGGAGCAAAGATGGCACAAGTAAAAATTGACTTAAGTTTACAAGACCAGTCATCAAGCATTAAGAAGCGTACCAGTGAAGTACAAAATCTTAACAAAGAATTAACAAAATCTCAGCAGTTAGCAACAGGTACTCGTACTGGAGCCGGAGCTGTTAAAGCAAGCCTAGGACCGTCTATGCCCGGTGAAGGTACTGCATATGGGCAAGCACGTGGATCAATGGGATCCACTGGCGCAGCTGGTCGAGACTTTGCCAACCAAGCACAAGGTCTTGGTGGTTTGGTTCGACTATACGCTACATATGCTGCTAACGTATTTGCAGTTAGTGCCGCGTTTAACGCACTTTCGCAAGCTATGAATACCACTAACATGGTACAAGGCTTAAACCAACTGGGTGCAGCCAGCGGTGTGGCAATGGGAAACTTGGCCAAACAGTTCGCAGATGCCAGTGGCGGGGCAATTAGTTTGCGCGAGTCTATGGAGTCAACTGCAAAAGCTATTAGTGCAGGACTTTCACAAACACAGTTTATTAAATTAGGCGAAGTAGCCAAGCAAGCCTCACAAGCACTTGGTATTAACATGAGTGACGCTGTTAGTCGTCTTACTCGCGGTATTGTTAAGTTAGAACCAGAACTGTTAGATGAATTGGGTATTTTTACTAAAATTGGTCCTGCCACTGAGGATTATGCGCGTAAAGTAGGTAAAGCAGCCAGCCAACTAACAGACTTTGAACGTCGTCAAGCATTTGCTAATGCGGTGTTAACCGAAGGTGCAACAAAGTTCGGCGAAATCAACATACCAACTAACCCATACGACAAATTATTAGCTAGCTTAAAGAACACTGCTCAAAGTATCTTAGAAGTAATGAACAGAGCCTTGGTTCCCTTAGTAGACCTTTTAAGCTCAAGCCCTAATGCTCTGTTAGCAGCAATTGCAGCTATTGGTTTAAAAATAACCACACAAGCACTGCCTGCAGTTACACAATATCGCGCAGGACTACAGCAAGCGGCTGAAGATGCAAAAGAATTAGCTGGAGCACGTTCTACAGCTGCCAAAGAAGCATATGCCGTTGCAGTAGCTCCTGCAATGCAAAAACAACTAGAAGCCCGTGCAGATGCCTACTTAATCAAAGAAGAAAAATTAGCCTCACTAGTAGAAAAGTCTGAAAGAGCTGGCAAAGCTAACAGAATACAAGCTGACTTTAAACAAATTATGTCAGCAAAAGACGTTAGTTTAATAAAAGATGAAGACATAGCAAAAATTGATGCACACGGTAAAAGCCTAAAGCGTAGCACAAACTTGTATACTGAATGGGCAAGAGCTGCACGTGACGCAAAGAATGCGGCAAAACAGTTTGACTTAGAACTTGCCAGAAAACCTGATGTAGGGGAATCGGACGCACTTAGTGCCGCTAATATTGCACTACGCCGCGAAGCATCTGCTATAGCAGCGGCTAAAAGTCGTAGTATAGTTAGTCAGGCAAGCATTGATACAGAAGTAGATGGTGCTCGTGCAGCCCTTGTAAAAGCTATGAGCAGTATTAAAACAGAGCAACTAGGTACAATACGTGGAGCTTTTACAGCTGTATCAGCAGCAGTTGCTGTTACAACTACTAAAATAATCGGTTTAGCTAGCGCTTTTGGTAATTTATTTGCAGTTGTTGGTATACTTATAACTGCATATCAACTGTTTACTAGTTTCTTTGGAAAAAATGCTAAAGAAGCTGAAAAAGCAAAAACATCTATGGATACACTTGGTGGAGCTATTGATAGTGTATCACATACAATTGACAGATTAAATAAAAAGCCTATCCTAGAGTCACTGACGCCACAAGCCCTGGCAGCCAAAGCCACAGCTTTTAGCACACTTACAGGTAGTTTAGTTCAGGCATTGGATGATGTTGAAAAAGAAATTAGTGCAAGAAATATTGTAGATACATTTGCTAACTGGGTTTCCGGAATTTTTGGCACAAACACAGAAGAAAGAATAACAAAACAATTAGTAGACACTATAGACAGTGCTATAAAATCAGCAGCCACAGCTACTCAAGTAGATACTTTACGTGAAAAATTAACTACTGTATTAAGTTTAAGTGCTACAGCTTCTTTATCTGAAATTAGAAAGGCTGCCGAAAAAGCAGGCCCGGCACTAAGAAAAGAACTGAGTCAGGTTTTAGATAAAATCGGTAAAGACGCGGAAAGAAGTGCTGGATCCGTAAAAGTCTTCGTAGATAGTTTAGCCGAATCTTCTAAACTGTATCAAGATCTGTCAAATACTTTTCTAGCAACTGACCCGCTTTCGCGTTTTGCCGCCAATTCTTCCAAGCAATTAATGGAGTTTTCCAAAGTATTGGACAGTGCTAATTTAGTTGATAAACTAGCACTACTAAGTACAACTTCACAAGATGTAAGATTTTTACAACTACTGCCATTAGATCAAGCTAAAGAAGTATTGGCTATTTCTAAAAGCTTACAGTTGGTAAATCTAGATATTGCACAAGGGCTTGGTGATATAAAAGCACTCGAAGAAGGAAGACTGCAGGCAAAACAGGCATTAAGAAATGCAGAAGGCGAAGATCAATTAGATTTAGCAATTGCAGTTAAACAATACGATAAACTTATTGACCAGGCTAAGCTTCTAGCAAAAACTAGAGAACAAGACCTGGGCCCTAAACTGCAACAAGCTGAGCGAGTATTTAATACTGCGCTACAACAAGGTTTGTTGGCAAACATTGAAAGATTTCAAGCTGGTATAGAGCTGGGTGCCAAAAAAGCCCGTTTAGAATTGGAAAAAACTAGCTTACAAGGTATAATTGATCCAAGAAGCAGAACTGTTGAAGAAACTAAACTAGAGCAAAGAGCCCTCGGCTTAGATACTGAACAGTTAAGATCGCAGTTAACACTAATTCAATCTAACGATAATCTACGTTTGGCAATAGAAGAACAAACTTATACAGACAGACTCAGACAAAAAATGGCTGAGTTTGGTACAAAGGATGAGCGTGAAGCCAGGTTACGTGACCCTGAATTAGACAAACAGTTCCGTACTCTAGAAGTTGCAAAAGCTATCCAAAATAAAACTGTTGACCAACTACAAAGTATGTTGCAGACACCGGCTGCTTTAACTGGCGATGTACTTGCAGCAGTCCAAAGTAGGCTGCCAAGTGCACGAGCAGAAGCGTCCACAAGACAAAAAATCAAAGAAAATGAAATTAAGGGTGAGCAAGTTAAGTTAAATGAACAGTTTAAGTTAATAAATGATGAAGCTGCAATTGCAAAAATGCAGTACGATACGATGTTAAAAGAACTGGAGCTTAACCGTCAGTCAATGACTACTGCTGAGTTCGCTGGACAAAAATCTGCTATTGAACAGGGCAAAGCATTGATAGATCCTGCTGCCGCACTTCGCCGAGCTGAGTTACGTCCACGGGATAGTGCTAATACCGCAGAAGCTAGCAGAAGACTAAAAGTAGAACAAGATATTGCAGAAATCATAGCCAGCCGAGCACTAAATTCGGCAAGCGAACTCGACTTTTTAAGCATAGTAGAAACTTACGAGAAAAAATCTTATACAAATCAACTAGAGGCTTTACAAGTCGCCAAAAATGATCTAGAGTACAAACAAGCAAGCTTAGACAAAGACTTAGAACGTGGTCGTGTAACTCAAGACGAGTTCAATAGCCGTAAATATTTACTAGGTATACAACAAGCCGGACTAGAGCGCTCTAATGCACTACTAGAAGAAGAACAAAAGTTCACCCTTGCAACCTTAGATATTCGTAAAAAAATTGCACAACAAGGCGGCGAAAGTCCAGAAACAATCGCAGCTCAAAAAGCCGCAGAAGCTGCTAGAAACTCTGGGACTGCTGCAATCGAGCGTCAATTTGATGCTACAAAAAATCTGCTTGTGTTAAATCAACAATTAGTTCAGCGCCAATTGGCATATGAAGACATATTTAAAAATAGTTTTGACAATATGGCGGACGCAATACTGCAATTTGCACAAACTGGTAAAATAAGTTTTAGTGACTTAATAAATACCATGATTGCAGACATTGCTAGATTTGAACTACGTCAGCAGTCTATGAGTATTTGGAGTGCGTTACGCCCAGCTATTATGAGTATGATTCCAGGTGCTAGTGTTATACCAGGAGTAAGCTCTACAGGAATGTTTGCAGGAGCTCGATCTGGCGATGTTGGTTTTGCCAAAGGCGGTACTTTTGACTATGGTATCCAAGCATTTGCCAAAGGCGGAACATTTACCAATCAAATAGTAGATTCACCAACACTGTTTAAGTTTGCCAAAGGCACAGGCCTAATGGGTGAAGCAGGACCAGAAGCTATTATGCCCCTAAAGCGTGACAGCCAAGGCAACTTGGGAGTTCGCGGACCTGGTGGCGGCTCAACGGTTGAAGTTGTTGTTAACAACTTTGGTACTGAAAAGGCCGAAACTCGTGAAACCACTGATTCACGCGGCAATCGCAAGATTGAAGTAACCATTGGCGACATGGCTGCTGGTGAAATATCTCGCAGCGGCAGTGCATCACAAAAAGCCGTTGGTGGTACTTTTGGGCTAAAGCCTCAACTAATTAGGAGATAAAATATGGCCTATAGTTATGTATGGCCAGCATCCTTACCCCAGTCTCCACAAAAAGGTTTTGTGGAGACTGGCGGAGTTTTAATATTAAGAACTCCAATGGACTCTGGACCTGCCAAACAACGTCGCCGTGGTCAACTTCCACAAGGGTTGCAGGTAACTTTTATAATGACCACAACACAAACACAAGCACTGGAAACTTTTGTTAAAAATACACTGCAAGGCACTGCCAGATTTGGTTTTACACATCCTCGCTTAAACACCATAGTGGAAACTCGCATAATTCCACAAGGCGATGGACAAATGTACACTTTTACTTACTTAGCTCCAGGCTACTGGACAGTTAGCTTACAACTAGAAATACTACCATGAGTCGTTTAACTTCCATGTCGGCAGCAGCTATCAAAGCTGTGTTTTCGCCAGATTCTGATGATGATTTAATTACATTATTAACAGTCTACAATCCATTAAATGAGTCAGAAGTTATTGCCAGGTTAGCCGATGGATTTACTAAGCGTATTTCAGAAACAGATGATGACGTAGTATACGGTGTAACCAGTAATAATTTTGATTATACATTTATACCTATGCAAATCTCACTTCCCAGTGAAGACGAAGCACAGGCGCCAAGATGTTCAATTGTACTAAATGACGTCACAGGCTATATTACGCCAATTATTCGCACTATTACAGCTCCTCCACGAATCAAGCTAGAGCTTGTACTAGCAAAAACTCCAAATATCGTAGAAGTTTCATTTTCAGAGTTTTATATCAACAATTTTAGTTACAATGCTCAAGCTGTTACTGCTGATTTAGCTATGATTGATTATGAGCGTGAACCTTTTCCAATGCACTCGTTTACTCCAAGATACTTTCCTGGAATGTTTTAAAGGATCGTTATGAATTTTGAAAAATACATTGGTATTCCGTTCCTAGAAAAAGGACGTGACGAGTCAGGAGTAGACTGCTGGGGTTTAGTGCGTTTAATTTATAAGCAACAGTACGATATTACACTACCAAGTTTTGTTGAAGATTATGAGTTAAGCGACGATCAGCGTATTGGCGAACTATTTGCACAATACAAAGAAGGTTGGGAGCTGCTAGAAACTCCAAAAACTGGTTGTGTTGTATTATTCCGTATGTTTGGTACTGAATCACATATTGGTGTGGTTGTAGACAATTCACGCTTTATTCACGTACGCGAAGGTCGTGATAGCGTTATTGAGTCTTTAGAAAATGCTAAATGGTTTAAGCGCGTTGTTGGGTTTTATAATTATTCAGAAGGTGCTAATGCTGTTTTAAATGCAGTGCCTCATCCATTAAAAACTGAGCGTTATTTAACCACTGTGGTACCAGGTACTCGTGTAAGTGAGCTTGTGCAAAACATATGCCAAGAACACGACATTCAGCCAGAGCTTAAAAGCCGTATTAGTGTTTTAGTTAATGGCATTGTAGTTCCACAAGAGTCTTGGAGTTCGCGAGTAATTCAGCTTGGCGACACACTAGAGTATCGTGCAGTACCTGGCAAAGAAGCACTAAGAATAGTTGCAGTTATTGCAATCAGCGTATACGCGCCAATTATTGCTACTCAGATGTTACAAGCAGCAGCGGTTGCTGGTGTTACAATTACAGCTGCCATGGGTTATGGCATATACTTTGGTACTATGGCAGCAGTGCACCTTATTGGAGGTGCCTTAATCAATGCAATTGCACCAATTCGTCCACCAGCAGATCCACGTGACCCAGGCACAGCACTGCGTCAGGAGATGATTGCAGGCGGTCAAAATCGTGGTAATCCATACGGTTCAATACCTGTTATCTTAGGTAAACTACGTATTACTCCACCATTGGGTTCCAACAACTATTTGTCCTTTGAAAATGAACGTGACAGCTTCTTATCAATGTTACTTGTATGGGGATACGGCCCATTAAATATTGATGCTAGTACACTACGGATTGGTGGCGTTCCACTAACAGATTATCCAAAACATCAAATTGCTACACTTAACAGAATAAATGAGCCTACTACTGCAGAAAAGGTAGCTTTTGATGCTATTTATGGACAAGACTATTCCCCGGCTATTCAAGCAGGTTTGTTAGTTTGTGACGGAAATCCAGAAAGTACAGTTACCCCACCAGGCCCTTGGGTAAATGCTAGTACAAACGTAGAAACAGATGTAGCTACTGGGCTACCGGTGCCGGTTACCCAAGTCCGAATTGACTTACACTTTCCACAAGGTTTACGCTATATTAAAACCAAGGGAAGCGGTGCCGGAGATTCTGCTGCTGTTGGTGTACAATTTAGAGTAGAGTATTCCGTTAACAATGGATCTACGTATACTTTACAAGAGGTGTTTACGATAGGTGGTGATACAGCTAAAAAAGATGCTTTTACTTTTACTAAATCATACCCGTTCAATCAAAATCAGCTAGTTATACGTATTCGCAGAGAAACGGGTGATAATACTGAAGATAATACAGAGCGTAGATACTACTTTGATTCAGTACTACAAAACATAACTTTTGTTAGAAACAACAGTCCTGCAGTAGATCCTGTTGGTGCCAAAATTGCCAAAACTGCTTTTAAAATTCAAGCTTCTGAACAACTAAACGGTAATTTGGAAGGTATTAGTGCAGTTGTACAAACTTGGTGCAAAATTTGGAACGGTAGTTTATGGGGAGAGGGTCCTACAAGTAATCCAGCCGCATTAATGCGTTATGTACTAGAACATCCAGCAAATCCACGTCGTGTTACAAATGCAAGCACGCAAATTAACTTAACACAACTTCAGTACTTCTACAACTACTGCCAAACTAAAGGTTTTGAGTACAATAATGTATTAACTAGTGCTCGCAGTATACTAGACGTATTGCGAGACATATGTGCTGCTGGACGTGCTAGTCCTGCACTAATTGATGGTAAGTGGTCAGTAATTATTGACGAACCACGCTCAAACATAGTACAACACTTTACCCCTCATAATAGTTGGGGTTTTGAGGGTAACAAAGGGTTGCCGAAGCGTCCAGATGGGTTACGCGTTACTTACTACGACCAAGATCAAGACTATCAAGAAGCAGAAATTATTGTTTATGATATTGGCAAAGGTACTAATAATGCCACACTATTTGAAAGCATTACACTACCTGGAGTAACTAAAAAATCGTTGGTAATAGACCATGCGCGCTGGCATATGGCACAAATGAAATTACGTCCAGAAGTTTACGTGCTAAATACCGATTTGGAGTATTTGGTTTGTAATCGTGGTGATCGTGTAAAAGTTATGCATGATGTACCAATGTGGGGATTAGCTAGTGGTAGAGTTAAAAATCGCATATCTTCTACTCAATTAGAGTTAGATGAAGCAGTGCCAATGAAACCTGGTATTACCTACACAGTACGTTTTAGAAGCAAAACAGGTGGATCAGTAGCTAGACAAGTGGTAACAGTACTTCAGGATGGGTATTACAGTACTATAACGCTTACATCTTCTGTAACTACAGCTGAAGCTGATAATAGTGACTTATTTTTATTTGGGGAAGTAAATAAAGAGTCGCAAGACTTAATTGTGTTGAGTATAGAGCCTTCTACTAATAATACGGCTAGACTTACTTTAGTAGATTATGGAGTAACATCAACTGGCGTAACACCAGCCTACAATATATTTACAGATTACTTAAGCCTAACAGCCAGTACTGTATTTGAGTCTCAAATATCTTTACCACAAACATTACAGTCTAATACGTTTGGAAATAAGATTCCAACTATAACAAAGTTTGTAAGTGATGAATCCGTAATGGAATACGTGTCTAAAGGTGTATTTAAATATAATATTAATGTTGCATATACTAATAGTGCCGACTTACCAAGTACTACGTCCCATGTACTAGCAGAATATGAGTTAAGTAATTCAACAACAGTAGTAGGTGCAAAAACTGTTCTAGCGCCTGTTCAGAACGGTTCAGTTAATTTACCAGATGTACTAGAAGGGCAAACGTATAGAGTACGTTTACGTTATGTTAGTAGTACTGGCACTACAGGTAAATGGACTGCTTATTCTAACCATATGGTAGTTGGAAAAAACAATCCACCAGCTCAAGTTACAGGATTTACTGTAGTACCAGACAAGGCAAGTGGTCAGTTAAAACTATCTTGGAACGCAAATCTTGAAGCAGATACTTATACCTATGAAGTTCGCAAGGCAAATAGTGAGTGGAGTTTTGCAAACTCTAATAGACTGTTTCTAGGCGATAGTATAAATACGTTTGTAGAGTATCCAGGCAATACTTCAACAATATATTATATTAAAGCAGTAGACAGTTCCGGCAACTATAGTGTACTAGCAAGTAGCGCTACTTTCACGCTATCCGCTGTACCTAATATAACTAATTTAGAACACTCTTACTTTGATACTTCTTTAACTAATGCCACAGTTATTTTAAGTTGGTTAGATGTAGTACCTACACAATTTGCTGTAGAATATTATGAAGTTACATATGTTTCTGGATTAGAAACTATAACAAATAATGTTAAGTCCAATACTATTACATTACCAGCAGACTGGGTAGGTAATAGGGCATTTACAGTTAAAACCGTAGATATATTAGGAAATAAATCTAGTGGATATACTGGAAATATTACTAAACTAGCCCCTAATCCAGTTACTAATTATAGAGCTCAAATAATTGACAATAATGTACTGTTATATTGGATAAATGGAGCAAAAACTAGTTTACCAATCGCTCACGTATTACTTAAAAGAAGTTCTCCAACAGGTACGTGGGCAACCGCAACTGTACTGGGAACTAAAAGTGGAGAATTTACTAGTATAAGCGAGTTAAGTGGCGGAGACTATGTTTATTGGTTAGCAGCAGTAGATACTGATGGTGTAGAATCTACTCCAGTAGAGATACCTGCTACGGTTTCGCAACCACCGGATTTTAAGTTTATTGCTGAGTTTATATCCCCACTAACTGGAACACTATCAAATGCTAAATCTTATGCAGGCGAATTATTTTTACCAGTAAATACAACAGAAACTTGGACTACACACTTTACTTCCCGCAGTTGGGCAGGGCCTAGTGCACAAGTCGCTGCTGGATATCCAATATTTATACAGCCAGGAACTTCTAGTGGTTTTTACGAAGAAATTTTTGATTGTGGAACTATACTAGCTAGTAGCCAAATAACACTAAATAGCGTAGAAACAGACGTAGCTGGTAGCACAACAAGTGTTACTACTATGTCTATTAGTACTGACGGTATTACATATAGTATAATACCTGCACGTAACGCATTTGCAACCAACTTTAGATTTATCAAAGTCCGTATAGAAGTATCTCAAAATAGTTTAGGCAGTATACGAAAAATAAGCGATCTTCGTATACGTTTAGACTCTAAGCAGAAATCAGAAGCCAACTATGTAACAGTACCAGAAGCCGGAAAAATAGTTAACTTTGACTCAGAATTTATTGATGTACAATCAATTATTCTTACTCCAGCTGGTACCAGTAC